GGGCACCGGCGGCATAGCGATTCATGGCGCCACGCATTTTGCTGGCGGGGATCACGTACTCATTGCCAGCTTCACCAACGACGGCACGGGTTGGACCGGTAACAAAACCACCCTCAGCAAACAGTTGAGCACCACCAAAGGCCGCAGGATTAAACGACGGCCCACCGGCACCAAATGCCTGAGCACCGGAAACAGGTCCAGCACCACTGAACAAACCACCGCCACCGCCAATGCCCAAGGCTTTCATGATGGTGCCATAAATAATCATTGTTATTTGCTGCGTAATAATTTGAGCCGCCATATCTAAGAAGTGATCCGCAATGCTTTGCATCAAATTTGCAAACGCTTGCTCAGCACTTGTTGCACCAGAAATCAAATCCCTAAACGCGGTCCCAAAGGCGCTGCCTATAGCCTCGGCGCCAACCTTGACTTGATTTTCAGCTTTAACCAATTCATCCAACTTCTGCTTCATTTTTTCGGCTTCCGATGCCTGCACACTGGGGTCCAAATTTATATCTGTGCGGAATGCACCCTGTCCACCGCCAAATTGCTTGGCCTGCAAGCCAACGCGATCATAAAAATCGCTAATTTGACCTTTCAACTCATCACGTTGGAGTTGAATTATTTCAAGCCTGCGAATCTCATTGTTAAGAGCAGTTAGGTTTATTTTTTGCTCTTGGTTTCTCAGTTCACCAATCTGACGAGCGCGGTCTTCATACTTAAATTGAATTTCATTACGCTTCTTTTCTATTTCGGAAGTGGCGCTTAACTGTATAACTTGATTTGAAAATTGACGCCCAAGCTGATCGCCTGTCTCTAGTGAACGCTTCAGCTCTTCCGCTAAGCGTTTGGCATCACGCGCCGCCTTATCTGCGCCAGCTCCAGCGGATCGGGGATCAAGTAACGCGGGGGGCCTTGTTTGTGGTGTTTTTGGTGGTGGCGCGGCCTTAATGCCCGGTTGTTGCGATACAAGTTGACCAAGTTTTGTCAGGTTAGGCAGGAAGGCGCCACCCTCCCTAGATTGTTCTGCCAATTTTCTGAAGATTTTTTCGCCGGCCTGTGCATTGCCCTTTCCCAATAGTTCAAATAATTTTTTCTGGCTGGTATTACCAGTAAAAAAATCAAGCGGATTCATGGACGACGTTGGCAGTTTGCCTGCTCTCGCCTCCGCTAATACTTTTGCCTTCTGCGGCCCCATTGCCGCCATATTGATCATGTCGGTAAGAACCGAAATAACCTTTGTGGCTTCGTCAATTAAATACTTGAAAACTGGGGTAAAAATCGTGCCGACTGTCCGCGCCAGATTCTCAACGGCGTCCTGCAATGTGCTGAATTTACCTTGCAACGTGTCGCTTTGAGCAATGGCACCATTGGCATACTTACCGCCAGCGTCCGTCAGTTTTTTAATTGCGTATTCAACTGATTCGGCGCCAATGCGACCCTGCTCAAGAGCCTTTTGGAATTGATCCCCACTTAACTTGTATTCTTCTTTGAGAATTTTTTGCAGCGCGACGCCACGCTCTTGGAATTGCAGCAGTTCTTCACCTTGCAGTCTTCCTTTGGCTTGAACTTGACCATAGGCCGTAACAAGCCCTTGCAATTCCGCGCCAGTTGCGCCACTTACATCGGCAAGGCGACGGGTGGTTTCAACAACATTATCGGTAGCAACACCAAATGCCTGTAGACGTTTAGCGGCATCAATTAGTTCAGTGCTGGTAAAAGGGGTAACGGCTCCAAGCTGCTGTAGCTCAGAAATAATCTGTTTTGCCTTAACCGCGCTATTTGTTAATACCTGAAGGCTTCTGGCTTGTGATTCAATTTCGGCTGTTTTAACAAAAATAAATCTTGCTGTTTGAAATGCAGAAAAAGCGCCAGCAAGTTGCCCAATCGCCCCACCAAGGCTGCCAACAGCGCGCTCAGTCTGCTGCGCTTGATTCTGTACCTCGCGCAGCTTCTGCGGTACGCCACGAGTGTCAAGGTTTAGCGCAACGTTGGCGACGACCGACACGACACAACCCTTTTGCTAACAGCAGTCTACCGGCGCCGCTTCATCTGACGTTCTTGCTCTTCGTTTTGCAGGTCAAAATAACTGCTCCACAACAGCAACTCTTCTAACGTCACCTCATTATTCAATCTGGCCAGCGTATAACCCAACTCTTTGGCGACACCAAGCTGCAGCAGCAACAGGTTGTCCTTCTTCAGCTCAGCCTTTAGTGCTTTTCATGTCGACGGCCTGCTCCTCCTCAGGATTGGTGATGATCGCCAGCATCAGAGCCTGCAGGTCGGCATCCATCACATCGTTTTTCAACTCTGCGATCTCGCCAGCTTGGAACAATCGCTGCCCAGCATCGTCCATGGCCTTGGTAACCAACAGGTTCAGCGCAAAGCCGTTGGGGTCATCGCCTCCGGGCATCTTTTGCGCACGCTCACGTTCCGCCATGGTCAGCGCAGTGGCGTAAAACTCAAACTCGCTGCCGTCACTCAGCTTGACCACACGCTTAATCGGGGTCAAATTCGCCGCTTTTTTTAGACGTGCCAGAGCGGACGAAGTAGGTACGGGCATAAAAATTGGTCGTTCATTATTACTTTAGGCACAAAAAAGCCCCCAGCGCAACCTGAGGGCCTAAGAAGTACGACCGGATCAGCCTATCAGGCCGAGGTGCTGAAATCGAAGGTCGGCACGCCGGTCGGGCGGAAGGTCAGATCAACCTGCTGAGCGTCATCGGGATTGATGTTCAGGCTGGCGGTCAGCAGCACGGCATCCATGGAGATGCTGCGGCTCAGTGCCTCAGTGCTTTGCTTGTCGGTGTAGAGCTTGAAGGCGCAACCAACTTGCTGGCGCTGCAGCACATCTTCCACCATCCGGTTAGACAGGGCGCTGTCTTCATTGGTGACATACACACTGGCGGAGCCGCTGCCATCAGCAAAGCCCGGAATGTAGGCGCGGAAAGGAGCGTATTGGCCGGCGGTTTGACCAATGGTGGTCACGTCGATTTCAGCGCGGTTGATCTCAAAGGACCACGAACGAACCTGACCCACAGCGGCGTAATCGGCGTAATACACCTCAAACTCGTTGGGAGCAGCGGCGGTGCCGTCGTCGGTGATATTCACAGCAGCACCACCAGCAGAGGCGGAAACCTGCAGAGCACCGGAACTAGCGGTGTAAGCAATCACGTAATAGGTGGTGCCAGCGGAAAGACCAGCGGGCAGAGTACCGGAGCCAGCTTCACCGGTTTGGCTATTGACGACGCGGAATTTGACCGGATCGCCAATCTTGAAGTTCAGGTAGGTTTCAACCGTGATGGTTTCGGTCGAAGTATTCACGCCAGATTCACCGAAAGTACCGGTGGTGCCAGCGGGCTTGTAATAAAGGGCGCCGGACGTACCGGACAAAACAGTGACAGCCATTGTTGTGAGCGGTAGTGGCTGATCAGATTCTAGCTTTGCTCATAAGCCTCAAAAGTTATGACCACTTGCGTCTGCGAGAACCCTTCCGGTGACGACGGTTCGATAGTACGCGGACCATTTGCGGCATCAAATTTTATATTTTCAAGCTGCAAACGTGAAAACAGAGTGATGCAGCGTTGGGCAATGGTCAAACCAGCTCCGGGACCACCGCCACGGGGGCAGAAGATGTTGAAGACGAGCGTGCCGTTACGACGGTCGAAGCCTGCGCCAGTCCCGCGTGATGAAGTGGTCAGGATGGTCATGTAAGCCGAGTCACCCCAGATGATGCTGGTCTGCAGCCAACTTGCGTTGTTGGGCGGAGTGAACGGTACGTTTTGGTATGCAACCTGCAGAGCTGGTGACGCTGCAAACTCAGTTGCAATACGGTTTTCGATGTAAGACCGGATGGTGTTTAGGCTCATGATTGGCGACCGATCCGATCGGCTTCTGCATTGACATAAGTTTGAATGTCTTTGGCAATGGAATCAACCCAGCCACCGGGGACACCAGATTTACGGCTGCCCTTGATTGCCAGCGGTTCGGCGTAGATCAGGTTGTTGTGAATGCTGTAGACGTTGCCGACGCGTTCATTGCCAAGCGAATAGTTCACGGCATTTGGCGGTGGCGGTGTTTTTTGATATTCGCCTTCTGGTAACCCTTCATATGGTGCGGCGTTTTGACCAATCGCCCAACTTCCCATGAATCGGCCAGTGTCCACAGGACTTTGTAATTTCAGCCTGCCATCAGCCGTTAACACAGCAGCAGTAATCAACTTATTCAGTTGACCTTCGGCATAATCGCCAATTTCACCGATCTTGATTTGACGCGCCATATCATTCCCTCAGAAACAACTCAAATGCAATGGATATATTGTCCTGCTCAATCTTATTAACCTGCACAGTCTGCAGTATCCGGCTGGCTACAGTCACCTGATCCGAAATGGCAGGCTCAAATGCCAGATCAGCAGCAGCAATCGTCAGCTTTTTATCAGTGCTTTTGATCAGATCATTCAACTCACGCTCGGTAACGGCTTCAAGCACACCACGGACAACAGTTTCAGATGCAGTCGGTGTAGCCACACCAGTCGTCGGGTTATATGCGCCCGTTGTAATGCGTCTAATAGTCACCTGACCGCCAAACTTGGCCATCAACTTACTGGCCGTTTTACGCAGTGAAGTTGCAAGTGCCATCAGATTTTGTACGCAATGCAGGCGCCGTTCTGAAGTTTGATGCTGGTAAATACCCCACGGATTTCAGAACCAGCCGGAAACGATTCACCGTTAAGACTGTTACCCGTCATATTGGTGCTGACGATCGTGTCAATCTGAGTGTTCTCGTAAAAGTCAATATGGTGAAAACGCCCAGTATGCGTAGCCGTGTCATGGATGACCTCACCGCCAAGGGTGTAGTCAATACCGTTGCCTTGGTGTCCTTTAAAGCTCATGATCAGATTTTGTAAGCAACGATTTTGCCGCTGGTCAGCGTCACACTGGTAAATACGCCTTCAATCGAATCACCAGCGCCAAGCGGCACAGCACTAAAAGTATTGCCACTAGCGTTTTGCACCGTTGCCGTATTGATCACTGCATCAGCCAACGCATACAGCTTCCAAAACCGACCCGTATGGGCAGCCGTATCGCTGATGTACTCAAACCCAATGTTGTAGGAGTCAGACTCAGCCATGATCAGCTCCGGCGGATGGCGATGTTACCCGGTCCACTGATTCTAAGGCCAGTCAAATATCTTTCAAAAATTGGCGGCACGCGATCAGCACCAGTAGGACCACCACTAGCGCCAGCCACTACGACGCTCAAGCTGCCGATGTCCACACTCTTGTAATCCTCAAGGCCGCTCAGCGCCAAACCATCCTTGTTGTTGTTCAAGTAAACAGCCAGCACACACTGGGCGTACTTGACCTGCGTTGGGATTTCGGTATCGGTGAAATAATCCGTGGTGATACGGAATGGGAAGCCGACGGCGTAAGTATTGATGTACGTGTCAGGTTTACGGACGCCGGTACGTGGCCATTGCAATGCTTGAGTATCAGTGGACCGAGCACCAAGGAACCTTTCACGGTCTAGCCGTTGTGTGGCTGTAAACAGCGCCCTGTTTTTCTGATCAGTAGTAGCCGACGCCCAAGCGGTTACGTCGTCGTCCTGAACAAAGCCTTCAATAATCAGCTCCGCTGCTGCCAGCGTCAGGTAGCTGTTGGCGTTTGCGCCGCCCACCGTTGCGTCGATTGTTATTGCCATCGGTAGACAGCGGCAGTTCTTCTGTTACTTCAAGTGTAGGCGTAGGCTCTGCAATAGAAGAAGAGGCCCCAGCCGAAGCCAGAGCCTCCAGTTCACGCAGTCGCCGGAAGGCGAACAGACCCATGATCAAGCAGCAGCGGCCTTGACGACCACAAAGTTGATCACAACAGCTTGGCTCAGAGAACCGCCGGACACGTTTTGCAGGCTCAGATCAAAAGAACCAGCAGCAACAGCACCCACCGTGAGTTGGTAAGCGCCGGAAGTACCGCCAGACTTGATGCAAGCCACAACAACGTCGGTGGCAGCGACTTCGCTATTGGTAACCGTGAAGGTCACAACAGCAGCATCGGCCAGAGCGGCGTTATGGGTGGTAATAGCGCCACAAGGCTTATTCAGCGTGACGCCAGTGGACTTACTGGTGGCTTGAGTGACGGCACCGCCGAGACCGGAGGTGTAACCAATCGCTTTACCAGCAGTGGCTTCAAATACGGATGCCATGGTTAGTTCCTCCTATCAATCGAAGTTGGAGGTGATGGTGGCGCGCACGATGCCAATGTTCTTGGTTTCGTACACCTTGCTCCAGTTGCCCACGGTTGCGAGCTGAGCACGGGTGGGGTTCACAGTAGTAACGCCCCACTTGGCGCCTACCGGGTGGTAGATGTAGTGCATGTCAAGCGACATGGCATCCGACTTGGCGAGGATGTCGCGGTCGGTTTCAGTACGCAGAGCAGCTTGCTCACCAGAGGCGATAGCACCATTGGTGAAGAAGTAGCAGGCATAGTTGCCGGCACTGTTGGTGATGTCATCGGAGATGATCACGCGCAGACCCATGTAGGTCGGAACGGTCACATCGCCACCGTAAGCGGCAGCCATCGAACCACCGGATTGGGTGGTGGTGGTACCACGGGCATCCGCCGTCGAAACGTAATCGATGGCCTTGCGTTCTACGAGATCGTAATAGCAAGCCGAGTGCATGGCCACAGCGGTCAGCTTGTCGCCTTGATCGCCCAGAATTGCGCGAGCCTTAGCCACCTGACGGGGACCGAGAGCAGTGGCGCCGCTGGTGTCAAAACGCAGAGCGTCAAAGGCAGGGGAGTCAGAGCCGGTGAGGCTACCGAACACACCTTCCAGACACTTGTAGAGGTCAGCTTGCTGCTGGTTAGCAACATACTCACCAACTTTGGCGCCAATGGCGGCCATGGGGTCAGAACCGGCGGCCAGAGCAGCCAGATCGCGGGCCTCAAAGGCACGACCACGGTGCAGGATCACACCGATTTGCTTGTCGGCTTGAATTTTGCCGGGAGTCAGGCTGGTGGAGTCGGTAAGAACTTCCAGATCGCCGGACAGGTTGGCCTTCCAGAAAGGCACGTTGACGAAATCACCACCCTCGGTTGCATTCAGTTCCGCCATGGGCTGCACAACGCCGCTGGCAAGAAACTGGTTCCGCAGGGTCGATTGCTCGATCACATACGGAGTAAAAACCTCAGGGATGATCACATCGGAGCGAAGAGTCGCCACGGTGAAATCTCCAAAAATGGTTTACAGGATGCGGGCGTAACCCAATGACGAAACGGCGTAACCATTTACGTCGAACGGTTACATCTTAAGCGGATGCAGCCGCAGTTTTAAGTTTTTCGTACATATCGCGGTCCGTGCGGTACAGCCGTGACTGTTCAGTCAAGTTGAAATGCTCCGGCAGGAAGGGGTTTTTGATGCCGATTGGGATTTCAGTGCTGCTGATCTTGGCACCGACGGGAGCACCAGAACCCTTGACACTGGGAGCCTTGAACAGGTAGCCGCGTTCAGCCTTAAGGCGTTCGACCCATTGATCCATCGGCACTTCGTTGTAACCATCTACGGCGATGGGATTACCGTTTTCGTCCAGCTTCAGTTGATCGCGGACAAGGCGAAGTGCATCATGCGGGTTATGGGCACCCTGTTCGGCAAGGATGGCAACGACGCGATTATCAAGTTGATTGACGGTCAACTGGGATTCCAGCTCGGCAATCCGTTTTTTGTAACCGTCTTCACGCTCTTGAAATTGCTGAGCGTACTGTTTGAGGGCTTCGTCGTATTTGCCTTTTGACTCAAGCTCCTCTTGTTCTTTTTTACGTTTGAACTCAACAAGCTCTTGAATGTTTAAGCCATCAGGAAGATTCGGTGTCTTCTCTTTGGCGTCTTTCAGCTTGCCAATCAGCTCAAAGTTTTTGCGCTCAAGGGCTTCAACGCTACGCTTCAGCGCCTCAAGTTCATCATTGGATGCAGTAGGCGTAGCTTCCTGCAGTTGCTCGTCAGACATGAATGACCCGTAGGGTAACGATCAGAGTGTATACGCAGGTTTACACCTTGTCACGTCATGTCAAAGCGCGAGTGGGATACACCGATTCGTAGCCCGTGGAATCCGATTATCCATCATTGCCTTAAGGCAATCGACCTGCACATGATGGAATATTTGGCGACGGGTGATCCGTGGCACGCAAGGAATGCACAGGCGTTGCGTGCGTATGTAATGGGATTGAAGGACTGGATCCACCAACAAGAACGTCAGTAGGTCACCATTTTTCCTTGTCTGACCAGTATGCCGCTGACATTTTGCCTTTGGCGATGTTGGCCGCATGGCGTGCCTTGAATGATGCCCTTCTGGCCTTGTCTGCTGCTGTTTCTCCTTTTCGCGCTGGTGAGCCTGATACACCCTGCTGACCGAACCTAATCAGTTTCACCTTGTCGCCTTCCTTGGCTAAGACTGCGTGCGATTTGGTCGGATGATCCGGCGTGCGCTTGGGCTTGTTGTAGCCCTCAAATTTTTCGCCACGGAATTCAATCGTCATCGTCTTCGTCCTCCGTGCAAATGATGACCTCAATACCGCTAGCCAGCCTGCTCATCAAAGCGCCCAAAACTTCGGGGTTGTTCGGCGTCGGGAAGATAAATCGACCTTCAATGAAGCCGTCAGAGCACTTGAGGTAAGTGCAATTACCTTCCCAGATTCTGCCGTTCATTTTTTGGGCTTGCGTTTTTTAGCCGTTTTGGCAGCAGCCTTGAAGGCGCCCTTGTCAGGGTAATCAGCTTCACCGGGACGCGCTTTGCGTTCTTTGGCGCCAGCTTCAATCCGCTTGCGTTTGGCGGCGATGTTGGCATAAAGACCAGCTTTCTTTGGTGCCATCACTTTTTACCCTTGGGCTTACGGGACTTGCCAGCTTCGCTGAGGGCAATGGCAATCGCCTGTTTACGGCTGGTCACCTTAGGACCTTTACCCGGACCAACTTTGCCGGACTTCAGGGTGCCTGCTTTGTATTCAGACATGACCTTGCCGATTTTCTTTTCAGCCTTAGTCGGTTTTTTGGCCATTACCGGAGCCGTAACGTTCCTGAAGAATTTTAAGCGGGACTTCGGAGCCATCCTCGCGGACCATACGGCTTAAGGCTTGCTGCGGTCCAAACTTTTGACTAAGCCGATCAAAGTATGCGGCACGAGATTTACCTAATACTTCCTCTTGATATGCCTTGGGTTGTTTTTGTAGCCATTGGCCGTAATTGGTGCTGGCTGAAACCTGACCACCTTCTGCAGCGCGCTTACCCTCACCAATAATTTCCTCTGGTGGACGCAAACCAAGAGCGCGGTAATCAACAATCGGAATCGTCGTTGACCTGCAGTTGAAATGAACAGGCGGCAGCGGACCGTCACCATATTTGTATTCTTTGCCGTCAAGACTGCGGCAGATCGCTGAGGTACGGCTATCAAGCGTGGCCACGTAACGGTATTTCTTGGTTACGTCCTGATTAGCTTGGTAAACGTTTTGGCTGGCTGTGTTGGCCACTTGCTGAACGCTTGTGCGGACAACTGTTAATACCTGATTGTCTGCCAGCTTGGTTAGTTCACCGCCGGCTAAGGCTTGTTGTTTTGCTGTTTTGGCTAATTGCCCGAAATCAAGGCTGCCAATAAGACGCCGTGCAATCTGAGGCGTGGGTTCACCGGCCAAAATACCCGTGCGGATCGTGGCATTAAATCGCTGCGCCTGTGATTCGGCCAGACCACGAAATGCCTTTTCGACAACTTGACCGTTTGGCAACGTAATTGCTGCACCTTGACCTGCCGTTAGGTTGAAGCTGCCAGTGCCCGGAAGCGTAAAGTTAATATCCGTCGGGTCAACGGTGGCGACGGTCGCGGCAAAGTTCGGTGCCACTTCAACAGTGTTAACGGCCTGCTGAGCGACAACACTAGGTTCGATACCACGGGCGCCAGCTTGACCACCAGCTACGGCAAGACGAAGTTGCTCCGTTACAAAATCAGTTTGCAGTTCGGCCAAACCTTGCAATTCGGTTGCTGTGTATGCCGTGCTGCGTTCCGCCCAACTGTCCAGCGATTCCTTGAGCTGAGCAAGGATGACACGCAGCCGTTGTGCTTGTACTGATGCGGGGCTAACGATACCGCCACCTGCCGTAGGTACACCAAAATCAATACGCTTCAGGTCATCAACGGCACTAAGAATGATGCTGTTGTAATCACGAACAATTTGACCGGCGACAGCATTGCTGAAACGGTTTAAGTCAATGGCATTACGGTAAATATTGGCAACAGGATCTTTGCGGTTGATGCGCCGCTTAAATTGCTCAACGTTGAGCAGGCGAGGTGTAACGCCTGATTGGGTCATTATTCAACCGGCGTAACGGGCTCTGCATTGTCTTCCATTGTCAGCTCTTCGCCTGAAATATCCTCGCCGCCAAGATTTTCAGGACCGCCAAGTTCAATCAAACCGCCAGCTTGCGTTGCTTCCAGCTCCTCCTCAACATCAAAGTCATCGCCCAACACTTCACCTTGCGCCAGTTGATCGAGCAAAGTCTTCTGAGTGATGGTGCCAGCGGTGTAAAGCTGCAGCAGGGCAAGGATTTCTTGTGGTTCAAGGCGTGCGCCCACAAAATCCCTGTTGACAAAGCTGCTACCTGATTGTTGTTGACCAAGATAATCGGCGTGATACCGCAGGCAGTTATCAATCAGATCCTGTACCTGCTGAGCAACAACCATCATGGTGCTGTCGCCTTGGCTGCGATCAATGCGTTTAGCCTCGGCGGTTTCGGCGCTTAATTTTTGGCCAAGCACAGCAGACAGGCCGAGTTCATTGATCTGACCGGCAAGTTGTTCAAGACGACGGAACTGAGCTTCGTAACTCTTGCCTTCGGGTTCAATGTATTCAGCACGGCCTTCAGCGGGGAATGCAATAGCTTCTCCGGGACCGGCTGACACTTCCTCGGCAGATGACGGGAAGCCATAAAAGGCCAGCATTGGCACGCCGCTGATGTGCAGCATGTTGTCCAGATCACTTTGGATCTGATAGGTCTTTAGGTTCAGCTCGGCAATATCTTCCAACGGCGGGCGGGATTCAAGCAAGCCGACACGGTTGGAATAGGCAATGGCAAAAGGAATGTAATCAAGGCTGGTGGTGCCTTCCGCCACTTTGTCGTATTGACCTTTGGTGTCTGATTGACGGTGCAGCTCGTAGGAACCCGGACGCAGCACGCGCACCTGCTCTAGGTATTTTTCACCAAACTCACCATCAGGAACAACGATGCGCTCCAGTAGGCGCAGCATGGTCAGTTTTTGTGCGCCGTTAACGATTTCAGAACGCCAGCCGAGGATGTCACGCGGGACGTAAGCACACCAGTAAGGACGTAAGGAAGCAACGTCAGTAATGTTTTGCAGTTCGTCTTCGGTTTCGCTGGGGAAGTCAACCAATACGCCGGCGTGGCCGTAACGGATGATTTTGCGAGCTAATTCATAAGTAAAAATATTCAGGTCATTGCCCTGCAGGTCTACGTCAAACAGTTGCTCGCGGATTACATCAGGCACATCGTCCAGACGCACCGGCTTACGAGTCAACATGCCAGCCAGCATCCGCTCAAGGCGCTGGTAATACGGCGGGCAAACACTACGGGCTAGGCGGTTGTCGTATGACTCGTCTTGTTCGCGTGGTTCCTGCGGCAAGTAACGGCGATGTTTACGCCGCATACCGTATGTGCCTTGTAGCAAGTCTTCGATAAGGATCCAATGCGGTTCCTGTGCAGCCCAAGCACCGTTTGCATCTTGAACCTGCGTTGCCTTGCGCGTCAGATTCCGGTCATAGTGGCGGAAGCCGGAGTAAGTCATTTTTCGCGCTTAGCCATACACAAATTCTATGGCCTTAGGTTAATTGTCAAAAGGGTACTGGGCCTCCGATACCGCCACACACGGCGTCCAGCCTTACGGACAGAACCGACCCAGCGGGGGTAGTTTATTCGGCTTGGTCAGCGCGGCTGATTTCTTCTTCTAGGGCGTCGGCAGCTTCGTCAAAGCCTTCGTCGTAAAGCCACTGTTGAATGGCGGTGAGCATGGCGGAAGCCGATTCGTTGAACTCGTAACAAGCGTCGTCAATGGTCGAGTCAAAGGCGGCTTCAAGGTCGTGCCAGAGGGGTGCGGACATTGTGATAGTGCGGCGGCTTCAGGGTAGCGGCAAAAGAAAAAGCCCCCGAAGGGGCTGAGTGATCAGCCTTGGGCTAACGCCAGTTCGTGTTCCCAGTGGTTGTCATCAATTTGCTCAAAGGCGCTGGGCTCGATACGGATGGGGTTGGTCCAACCGCGCTTGCAACCATGCTTAAGGGCTGCCTTCCACCACTGGCGCAGCTCTTCAATGGTCATGATCTCTTTTTCAACTTCGGCGCCGAACTGATTGACGGTGGTCAGGATGCCTTCAGAACCGTTGACGGTGAAGATGAAGTTGCTTTCGCCGTTGGTCAGAGCGTGAGTTGCGGTGGTCATGGTCTTGTGTGTGGTGGGGTCGCCCCCTGTCCCTTAATTATGGGGTATACCCCTTGGGTTTGGCAAGCACCCCAGTGGTCAGTTCACAAATTGTCGTGCGCCCATTCCAGCAAGCCCCGTCGATCCCATGGACCATACGGCTCAGCCTGATCAGCAGACAGGCGCGGCGCATACTGCAGTTGCCGGTCATCGCGGATTACGTCAAGCCAGCCACCGTTGTGCAGCAGCACCGAGCGAACAGCCTTAACCGTACGGAACTTGAAGACGCGCACCAGACACCGGCGAAACGGCGGGAATATACCCGATCAGTACAGCCTGATGCCAGTCCCCCGCCCAGCGCCCTGATGCAACGGGTTGAACTCACGCCACACCAGATACCCCAGCGCATCATTCATGTGGTCATGCCCAGCTTCTTTGTCAGGGTCACCCTTTTCGGTCCAGCTCTGCAGCTCTAAGCACTCGATCAACCGCCGGCAACCCTCAAATACCTGCAGTCGCACGTCACCCTTGGCATTTTCCAGCAGGCTCTGCACCGCCAGCACCCGATCACGGACAGGTGGGTTGGCCTTGCCGGACTGGTTGCTGAACCCGTGGCTTTCCAGAATCTGAATATCGGTGCGGCTGGCGTTGGTGCTGCGGTTACCGCCGGAAGCATCGGGGTACACATATATACGTCTGTCCGGGTGGCGGCGTTTGATTTCAACGGCCAGTGCGTCGGTATCGTGCGCCCCGCTGATTTCGTCAATCACCAGCAAGCTGCTGGCAAGCCTCACGCCAATGACGGCGGACATATTGGCCACGTTGAAGTCCACCCCCACGCGGAGCGGTTCACGGCTGATGTCCGGCAGGCTAGCCACCACATGCTTCGCCCTGTCAAACCTGTCGTAAACCTGACCCGTATTGAGATTGACCCATTGGCCTTCAAGGTACGACTTGATTAGTTGTGGCGGATAGTTAGCCATCAGGCTGTCCACAAACCCATCAGGCAGAAATGGGTTATCCATGGTGCGAGCACGGATCAGGGCGGTATCTTCACCGGCGTTGCGGTCGAACGTATCGAATGCCCAGCCGTAACCCTCAGGCGTGGTGGCGGCGTAAAACTGCTGCACATTGCCAGAACGGAGACGAGCTAAGGCCATGCGTGTTGCCTGCTCTGCTACCCGTTTGTTGGCGGTGTCGGCTTCGTCAAAGCCTATGGCGCAGAGGTTCTGACCACGTATCCGATTCCACGTTTCCATCGTCCGCAGAAGGATGGTGTGGCTGCCCTCAGCGAAGTGCAGGGTGTATTCCGGCAACGGGCTGACGCGGAAGTCAAACGGGATCTCCCACTCTTCCAGCAGGTCGTCCATGGTGCGCTGCAAGATGTCACGCAGCATCGGGGCGACAGGCTCAAACAGGGCGCTGACGTGGCCAATGTTCAGAGCTGCCATGTGAACAGCCTTAGCCACGAGGCCATGTGTCTTGCCAGCACCAAACCCACAGACCAAGGCGAGTTTGCGGTGCTCGGTGTCATCGCAGAAAGCCAGTTGATGCGGCAGCAGTGTTTGCCGAATGCGGTCTAGGGCTTGCTGCGTGGTCGGTCCCGCTTGTTGTGACGATGGTGGATCAAGGAGAAAACCACCCGGAGCGTTGGCGAGGAGGCTCAAATTTCAAGGCCGATCAGTTTGGCTTGAAGCTGAATGGCATTAAGGGCGACTTGGGTTTGACCACGCTTGTAAGCGGACTGTTCGTAGGTACGAGCACGGCCAAGGGCTTCAGCAATCCATGAGGGTCGAGTCATGGCGGCGTCTTCTTCTAGGCGGATTCTTGCGCGTTGAATGTATTCATCAACTTGACGATGAGTGATATTCCATTGTTTCGATCCGAATTGAACAATTTGACCACGTGATTGTCCTTCGGTCAAAAGACCGTAAATAGTGTCAATGCGGAAATTGACTTCGGCAGCAGTTGAGCGTGCCAAGGTTGAACAAAAAAGTAATAACGACAGGATAAACCCAAACTGAAAAGAATGGAAGGTGGGGTGTCTCAGTTCGTGACGTTTGAGACGGTTTTTGCGGATTAGCGGCGAAATCGGAAGAGTTTATGGACTGTGGCGCAGGGTACTTGCAGTATTGCTAAAAACCGCTAGCTTTTGCAAGCATTCAAAGCAAGGAGCAATTTTTCGCAAACAATGGCAAAGCCCATTTTCCTCCGTCTTCCCGACGATTTGGTTTATGACTTGGAGCGTTACAAACCCAGAACCATGTCCCTGACTGGTTTTTGTGCCTATTTAATCGAGCTGGGGGTTGACAGGGATGTTACGCTGGCGGAGCGACCGAAGGGAAGCGAAGCCTCTTCTTCTTATTTTTCTTCTATTAAAGAAGATTTATCTTCTAATATTATTAGTACGGCTGTTAATTCCGATAACGAAAAACCAAAAAAGTCCAAGTCCCGTAAAAAACCGGAATATTCCGGTGAGTTCAACGAGTTCTGGAGGCTGTATCAATCTGCCCCTGATCGCGTCTCATCTCAAACGAAGCCCAAGGCGTACGACGAGTGGAAAGCCATCGTGGCGCTGGAAGGACCGGAGACCCTCCTGAAAGCCGCTACAAGGGCGATTGAAGAGCAGAAGCGGAAGATGACCGCCGGCGAGTTCGTGGGCAGCCTTCCTGACCTTTTCCGGTGGCTCCGCGACGGCAAGTACGAGGTGTATCTGGAGGAACACAAGCGCCAGAACGGCGGGAAGTATTGGGACGAGGAAAACCGCTGCTGGGTCTATGACGACTGATCACGCCCTACCGTCAACCACCATCAACCAACCATGAAGCTGTACGCACCCGAGAACAAGGGCAAATACGTCTGGCAGACCGCCGACGCCAAAACCCGTGCCGTGTCCTATTCCGTCACCAGCAGCCGCACGCCGCCCGCCGATGCCTGTTATGGACACCCCATGGGCAAATACGACGACACTGGCCTGTACATGACCTTCTGCCCGAACGTCGGCGCTGACGACCCGAAGAGCCCGCAGGCGGCCCGCTACGTGCTGCACCCGATGGCCGGCGCCGAACGTGACCGTGCTGACCGTGACCGGTTGTGGCGGGAGATTTAATGAAACTCGCCTTTGATCTAACTGAAGTCCGCCGCCTGCTTAGGCGTGGCATTGATGCAAAGCACTGGACTCTTCAGGATCTTGACAACCCTTCTCCGGGCTGGCTGATCACAATGGAAGACGCCAAACGCATTGCCGGTTTTACACCACCCACATACCGCAACCTTCTCAGAGATGAGCCCACACCAACAGAACGCGTTGAAATCGTCAGCCCCAGAGACTTCGCGGTGGTTGAAGCCGTTGCCGATCCTGTTCAACGAGGAAGCGCACCGCTACTACCACGAACCGACAGGGATGTGGCTGAACCATTCGGTGACCCAAGTTTGCAAAAGCAAGAAGGACACTTGGGCGATGAAACGGATTATGGAGACGAAGCATATTTGGGAGCCTCGGGGGAAGACGGTACACAAGGCGTTGGAGGATTTTCTGACGACTGGTGACGCTGGCGAATATCCGGCGGAATACAGCGAATGGATTGAACCGTTGCTGGATCATTCCGTTTGGCAGACCTACGAGGCCATTGCCTGTGAATACAGGTTGTGCGATGTAGAGCGCAGCATTGCTGGAAGCTTTGATTGCCTGCTGCGGCGCAAGGATGATCACACACAGTTGGTGCTGGTGGACCTAAAGACCCAAGGCAAGTCCGATGCCAGTCCATACGACGTAAGCACCCAGTTGGGCGGTTATTTGGCAATGCTGAGCCTGCACTGGCCAAACCTGTACGTACAGAAGGCTGGGGTGCTCTGGGCCCGCCCTGGAAACACAACCCTGCAAAAGGTTGACGTTGATGAGGCTGTGATCGAGTGGCAAGGCGCCCGCGATGCCTTCCTGATGCTGAATCAGCCGGAGTTCTGATGACTTTTTTCTTGTCCACGGAAATGATTGATTACCAAACGCGCAAACATCCGTTAGTCAACGGGAAGCGGACAACGAAGACGCAAATTGATGCTGAAAACGAACGACGGGCAATGTATTTGCTGTCGCAGGAGTTCAGGTCAAAAATTGAGGCTTACAGCGATGATCCACACTGCAAAATTGATTTTGCCGCCAAATCACCCAACGGCGAAATTACAGCATTGTTTGAGTTCAAGAAACGCGGCGGTAAACACAACGATCCGCAATACAGAAGAGGATGGTGGGTGCCGTGCGAAAAACTAGACGCACTTGTTTATTACGGCATTCACCTGAGAAAAGAACAAAACAAATCTTTGATAACAAACCTGTATTACTGCTGGGGTTTTAACGACGGTTTTTATTACATCAACATTCAAGAGGCCAAGGTTTGGCTTTGCGATTACGAAATTGGCGGCTTGGGTTACTCAGTCAAAGAAAAGAAAAACAATGGTAAAGAGGCTGTGTATTTGGTTCCGCGCAACAATCCGTTTATTCGTGAAATAAGGGCTGGTTCAGTTGATACCCCGTGGCGATACGCTTCTAACGCGTTGGCGGCATGACGAAATTAAAACTACTTGATACCTTTTCCGGCATTGGAGGATTTTCTTACGCCGCCGAAAGAATTGTTGGCGGATTTGAAACGATTCAATTTATTGAATGGGAACCGTACTGCCAACGCATCTTGAATCAACACTGGCCAGCCGTGCCAATCCATTCGGACATTCAAAATTTCAACCCACCCGCTTTTAGCGCCGATGTTATTTGCGGCGGTTTTCCGTGCCAAGACATCAGCGTTGCCGGCAAACAAGCCGGAATCAAACAAGGAACTCGCTCAGGACTTTTTTATGAACTCATCCGTGTCATTCGCTTGGTACGACCCAGATACGTCGTCTTGGAAAACGTCGCAGCAATCGTTACTAACGGACTTGGAGTCGTACTCGGAGAATTGGCCGAGGCAGGGTATGACGCTGAATGGTCATGCATACGCGCTTCGGATTTGGGAGCCTGTCACCGCCGAGACCGATGGTGGCTTGTTGCCTACCCCAACAGCTCGGGACCACAAGGATTCGGGGGAGCGGGTGAATTACGAAAAACTGGCACAGAAAAGCCGCCTCGCTGGGATCCTGGTAACCCAATGCTCAGCCCAGACTGGCGGAGCTACGTATCTAAACCCCTTCTTTTTAGAGGAGATGATGGGTTATCCAATCGGGTGGACCGCATTAGAGCACTAGGAAATTCAGTTGTGCCACAGGTGGCAGCAGTGCCGTTGCGACGGGTTTTGGAGCTGGAGTCGTTGAAATGACGGAGCCTGTCTGGTCTGTTGGGGTGCTGTTGGCCGTTGGGTTGCTGGGCGTAATGGTGCTTCTGGCGTGGGTTGGTACGCAGGATTGACAGCCCTTACGCTTAGGGGTATACTCCATTTGCAGCGATGCCCACCACATGGCCGACCCCAAGCTTCTGCTCAACACCATCAGCCACGTCAGGGCTGAAATCGCCCGACACGAAGAGGCGCTTCAACGCCTGATGGATCAACTGGCTGACATGTACACAGCCGGTGATCTGGACGACCTCAAAGACGATGACGGCAACATTGCCAGCGACGGCATCAAGGCCACACGTTGCACGCGCACAAGCTGGACCTACAGCAAAGCCGTAAAGGAACTACAGCAGCTAGAGCAGTTTGAAGGCGTGGCCACGAAGCGGGAAACAGAATACTGGAGGGTTACGCTGCCAAAAGCAGAGTTCTAAATGGCTGACCATCCCGTAGATCAGAGGATTGACGCCATCCTTGCCAAATACGACCTACGGGATAAGACGCAATACAGAAACGCCGTTGCCGAACTGACCAGTTACTTGATCACACTCAGAAGACGCGACACGGTAAACAGCCTGTATTACCAACGCATGAACGACAAAATCCATCTTGAACGCTGTTTGAAGAACTCACCCGATGAACCACAACCCTCATAACCTGACGTTGTTTACTCGCCTGTTGTTTTGGTTGCTGAGCACACGACCTGATGTAGCTGGCATCAATTTGACAACACCAGTCGATCACCTCAACCGTTGCATGATGCAGACACGATGAAGTTTGCCGTTCAAGGTATTGAACCAGCCCCGCAAGGTAGTAAGCGACATGTCGGCAATGGCCGCATGGTTGAAGCTTCTAAAAAGGTCAAGCCGTGGCGGTTTGCTGTTAGTCAGGCAGCACTTGACACGAAAGAACCGATGACGGATCGACCTGTCATGGTGCAGATCACGTTTATGTTCAGTCGCCCTAAGTCGCACTACAACAGCAAGGGTGTTTTGAAACAGACAGCACCGTTTTACAAAAACACCAAGCCTGATCTGGATAAGCTATGCCGTTCAACCCTTGACGGAATCACCAATGTTTTGCTGAAGGATGATTCACAGGTCGTCAACTTGATCTGTTGTAAGGTTTACGCCAACGAAGGGGAGCTACCCGGAGCACTGATTACCATCAACCCACTGTGAAAGGATCAAAGTATTTACGCGAGTGCGTCATCTGTCAAACGGTTTTCAAGATTCCAGTCCTGCACAATGGTGACAAAAGCCCACGCATAACTTGCGGTGTTAGATGTCATAGGACACTGGCTAGTAGACGCGGCAAGAAATGGACAAAAGAGGAAATTGAAATTATTGAGCACTTGAGCCTTTCCCTCCCGCCAAAGATGTTGTATATGACTTATTGCAACATGGCGGCAAAGGCTGGATTACCCAAAAGAAGTGAACCGGCTTTACGGGCAAAGATGCAGGCGCTTGGCATTCCACTGATGCCACAAATTGATTGGTATACATTGCTTGAGTTGTCAAGGCTATTTAAGGCAACGCGGCATTCTGTTTTCAGGATGATCAAGCATGGGCTGAAAGCAAAGAAAGAATCAAACCATCGAAACCAGCCTTATTTTGTAAGTCGTATTGAGTTAAGGCGATTTGCGCGTAAGCGGCCAGATTTATACAGGGAATTTGACCGTGATGGTTTGTTTGTTGTGCTGGAAGATGAAGGGTTGGTTGATCTGATCATGCAGCAACCATTACAACGCAAACCGAATCGGTACAACCCGACAAGGGTTAAGTGCGTTGAAACGGGGAATGTATATCCAAGTTGTCGTGCAGCGGCAAGGATGTTTTTTGTTGATCCTTCAGCGATTCATGGAGCCGCGAAAAGGGGGCATCGGGTTGCTGGGTATCACTGGGTTGCACTACGCTAAATCTGGGGTATACTCCGTGTGGGTCCGAAGCCCCGTCCTCAATCCGACTACCGCACACAAACCCTATGACTGATTACCCCAATCTCGGGGGCGTCATCACGCAGGCTGACGTATCAACCAAAGGAACCGGCTCTTATGCCGCTGATTACGTCAACTGGTGCCGTGTTGCACACCTGCTTCAAGATCATGCTCCCGGATGGCAATTTGCTCTTAAAGCTCACCCAGAAACCGGCCACGTTTGGAAATCTCCCGACGGAACCGCTTATGTGGTCGGGTGCTTTGAACACATCAACGGATCCGATACGCCACCCTTCCCGCAGGCGATCATGGACAACCGTAATAACGCCATCGCGTTTGAAAAAGTCACTGCCCGTGATCTCACTGATGCTCATCGGCGTTGCCTCTGCACTGCTGCTGCAGCCCAATTCGGACTTGCATGGCAGCTCTGGGCGCGAGAGCCAGTAGAAAACCCACATCGGGAAGAACAGGCCAAGCCCGCCTTACAACAAGAAACTCCCAAGGAAGAACCGTCCCAAGTGCGGGACACTCAGCCCAAACGTCAGATCAAGCTGACCCCAGCAGCTTCCGCCAAAGAATCCAAGATTGTGTTCCTGACCGATGAAGAGGTTGAGGAGATCAAGGGTTGGGTTAAGGCATACGACAAACGTGATGACCTAATTGCTGCCTTCAAAAAGCAGTTCAAGATCATGGCACCACGTATTGCCGATCGCATTCAATTCCCTGAACACAAACAGTTCATTTCTGATTACATTGCTAAAAATCCGGTATGACAGGGCGCCAGCCCAAAACACAGGCAGAGATCAATAGGAAGAAAAACCGCTTTGTCGTAGCGGCCAAACTTCCACATGATCTCCATAGGCAACTCAGGGCTTACTGCGCCAAATCAGGCCAGAACATTAACCAAGCCCTTCGGCACATCATCACTACTTTCCTAACCACCAATGGTTGACTATCCCGAAAACGCTTTCACGCTTTGGTTCAACTGTATGCCCGATCAAAAAAAGGAGGGCAACTTCTGGGCGTCAACTGACGTGCCTGTTGATCAAATCGAAAAGTTGTACAACTGGGCGCTGACTCAACAACCCGTTGAAAACGAACGTGGTGAACCTTGCGTCAAACTCCGCGCCAATCTGATGCCACGCACCGCCAAAACTGGCCGTGAATACCTCAAGCTTGCAATCAGCGAGCAACGCCCCAAAGCTGAAACCGACCTTTTTTGACACCATGATCATCCTTACTGATTCCCAAGTTCTTGAGCTGAATAACCGCATCGGGCAAATTCAACGCCTGATTGAATCAGCTCAGGTCATCAAAGGTGGCACCGCTCAACCCAAAGCCGTCACCGAAGCTGCTACGCCCAAACCAGTTGTTGCCCGCAAAGCTCGTCGGATGCGTGCTCGTCGTGTTGGGCTACGTGAGCATCAGGTGATTGAAATCAAACAGCGTCTTGCCGCTGGCGGGGAATCCTGCCAAAAGATCGCCAATGATTACGGCGTGCACGTCACCACGGTTAACGCCATCAAAAACAACAAGATATGGAAAACCGTTCAGGTGCCAGCCTGATCACGTTGGTAATCCATGAGTTGCAGTTCAAGGGCTGCAATACGGTTGGTGGCTTGCTGTAGCAGCGTCTGCTGCATATTCCAAGCGCGATACAACTGAGCGGCAATCGGGCCAGCGTTAGGGGTGATCTCTAGCTGTCTGGCCTGTTTTTCTATCTGAAACGAATCGGATGGATCGCGTTTCACCAGCATCCACTCCCAAGCGTTGTCGTCCATTGGTCGGGCGCATAGCACAATCACGCTAGACGTTGCGCCAAGGTCAAAAATTGCGACAAGCGGAATTTCACCCTTGCAACCCCTTGCACATCCGTTATCTTTGACGCGCCGGGGCGACCCGGACAACACCGATCACCACACAACAGCCATGAAAGACCGTATCTGCAGCATCTTTGCGTTTCTGCTCCCAACGCTCGTATTTGCTGCCATTCTCACTGACGGCCTCACCCTACAAACCGCACAACACAGCGGCACCCAAACCTACGTTCGTCCCCAATGAGCCTCATCGCCTTAACTGCCCAATGCTCTGGCATGGTTGCGCCAGTCATCAAACCCAGCCAACAGGTCTACAAAATGTCGCCTAACAGAATGGGCGTCCGCGCAGAACGCACCCTATGGCGTTTCAATGCTGGTATGCCCTGTTATGTCCGTGGCTGGCCTCAATACGAAGCAACCGTGGTTGAACGCGCTCGTGACTGCTCATGGCCTACCTACATCGTTGAAAACATGGATGGCACCCGCTATCTGATTTCACAGCTTTACCTCTCCAAACGTCCCATCGAAACCCGCTAATCATGAACGAACCACGCCGTTTTTACTTTCAGATCCCCACCGCCAACATCTACGACTGGGTAGTGGCATCGGGTTTTACAGAAGCCAAGCAACTGGCCTTTGAAACTTGGGGTCAGTATTGGCACGACCTGCAATGGCTAACGCCTGATCGCCATAGTGAGGTCAAACTTCCATCCTTTTGATGGCACGCACCAACAGCAACAAACTGACGCCTGCTGTCGTCCTCCAGATCCTGCACTCCCAAGAGTCCAACATTGCTCTTGCTGCACAATTTGGAGTAACACGGCAGGCTATTTCCTTGATCCGCAATGGCAAAGCTTGGAAAGATGTTGCGCCGGAAATTCCACGGGTTCCTATACGCATTAAGGAATCAGTGCCTTTCAAATACCGGCAAATGGTCAAACACTGCTCCAACTGCCTTGAATTTCAGGGCGGCGAATGCTCCTTTGGTTTCCCTGAAGCAATACATGAGCCATCCTTCGCAGCCATCTGTGATCTGTATCACGGAAATCGCTGAGGTCTTGCAAGACTGCTTAGACGAATACTGGGCAGATCGTTTCAATGAATTAACCATTGACAGCCCAGCTCGTATGTACGCTGCACTGCAACCATTTATTCGCTACCAAAGCAGTCATTGCCCACTGGCGAATGATGATCAAAGCGACCCAACCGCGTTACGACAGCCCTAAGCACCCCTGCTATGGAGCTGACTGGACTGGCTACGGTTTGTGGTCTGGTTATCGCCCATGGTGTTGGGATGGCCTAGCCGTTTGGTGGGGACCATTCTGTGACACCTATTCCGAAGCCTTCACCCTTGCTCAACAACATGCTGAATCCCGTTCAACTTGACCAGCGCCGCGCTGATTTCCTTGAAAACATCTATCAAGAAAAAGGACGCAACGACAACCTGTACACCGGCTTATGGGATGAGTTCAGGCAATTTTTGGCAACAAACTTCCGTGATCTTGATTACAAGGCTTTGCACAATGACATTGTTCGGGCTACTCACAGCCTTGACAGTGGCGTGGCTAAGCGTAACGCTGATATTGCCATTACCCTAATGATTAAACACCTGATGGAAGGCTGGCGCGAGCAATGAAGGTTCAAGCACCATTTTTAAACTGGCTGGAAAACAAAGCCCTAGCCATCCTTGCCCATAGCCCTCGTGTCGGTACTTTGCAAGTTCGGATGCGTGGTACACCACTGACTTACATCGTCAGGGATTACAACGATCCATGCTGTGAAGGCCGTTCAGACGCTGAAATGATGCCAGATGCATTTGACCTAGAGCGCCTGTTCCACGAACCTGCATACGGGGAGGAAGAATGAGGTGATCCACCTCTTAAACGGCAGACTGATTCTTGAGCGACGTAGCCTCGCTGAAAATTGGCGTTGTCGTGTGCGTATCGGGCCTAACCCGGAACAACAAATAGAGGTGGACCTTCATACACCAGACCTGCGTACAGCTTTTATCCGATCCAACAACATCTATCAAGCCTTCAGGGCAGGTAAAAAGCTTGAACCCTTAGAAGATCCTGAACCTACAGGTCGTCGTTGCTGGGATTGCATCCAATGGGCACCGTTATTAGCCCACAATGGAGGTAACGCCTGTTCACTTGGTTTCCCAGAAGCCAAAAGTTATCCGAACGGTCGTTTCGCCAACCTCTGCAGCTTGTATAGCGATGGAACCGATTGTGCTGAGCCGAATTGAATTTGACGACGGCAGTTTTATTGAAACCTTAGAACCTGCTGACGGTGGTGAAATGTACTACCGAACTTGTTACAAGGGTATGTGTCGTTATTCCAGTGATCTTTGGCAGGCACAGGTTTATCAACACCAAATGACTGCCGCTTAATGATCATCTTGTGTAATCCAATCCATAATTCTGGCTTCACCTATTTCTGACCAAAACGGCAAACTCCTATACCAAACCCTCCAATCTTTATGCCCCTTGGACATATTGCACCCAAAACAACATGCAACAAGATTATTTAGTTCACTGTTGCCACCTTTTGCCTTAGGCACAACATGATCCAACGTTGGCGACCGTCCTAGCGGTTCAAAACAATAAGCACAGTGGTAATTGAAATGACCTAAAACAGCATCGCGGAACCTTCGTTTTGCTTCGTGTTTGGGTACAAGCTCTGAACCGTCAATGTGCTCAACCACAAGCGACCGCTTGGTTACTTAAACAGTAGCGACTGAAACCAAATGACTTACTACGTCAAGCTGCCAGACGGTACACGGGTCGGACCGTTCCGCACCACCGCATCAGCGCATCAATGGTGTGAAGAACGTTACGTGAGCGAATTTTCATTGCACCTGCTGCAAGACCCTCACGTTCCTTGTTTCATGCGGCATGAACAGGGGCCAGATCACTAGACAAGAAAAAAGCCGCCCACCCACCGAGCGGCCCCGTCGTCCCCACCAAGGCTAAGTGGACTAACCGGACTAAGCCTTAAAAGTTTCCCAAGAAGGCATCACGGTTTCATGCCTGTTGTAATGACCAACTTCGGCATAGGACCGTTCTGGATCATCGGAAAGTGGCATGAACACCATTTGCCCAATTAACAGATCAGGCCAAATACCTATCCGATGCTTCTGCCGTACATTTTTAAGCTCAAGCGTCAAACGGCTACCGTGCCATCCCGGATCACAAAAGCCTGCAAGCATGTGCTGAATACCGCTCCTCGCACGGCTTGATTTCAATACAAACTGCGCCGCAATCGCTGGGCTATCAGGCAAATTAAACATCTCCTGCGTTTCAGCAAGAATGAACTCTCCGGGCTGCAGCCAGTACGGATCATCTTTCGTGTGCGTCTTAATGCTGTGCCGAATCATTTCGGACGTTTCCGCCACTTCAATCATGATGTTGTCGCCCAAAGCCACGTCATAACTGGCTGGGTTCAAACGATCTTCAATAAACGGAACGATCAGGGCGTGTTCACGGCACAGCGAACGGATCTCTGAATCAGGAAGCAGCACAGAAGCCTAATAATTCCACTTGACACTAGGTCTTCCGGGGCGGATTCCGAGGTGTACGAAACCTTTTGCCGCACCATATCCGACGCTATACGGCCAGTGACCATCCACCCAATCCTGTACAGCAAAAATGCTGGCGCCATCAACGTAAAAATCAACAGCGCCCGTATCAGGTGCATCAAAAAGATGTTCCGACTTAGAAGCACCACCAACGGCAGCATTGATCTTGGCTGGCCGATAACCGCTCGTAATCACAATGGGTCTACCGCTAAAAGCAGTACGCACCTTTTCTAAAAAATTGCATAGCAAAATTGCCGTATCACATTGATATTGCTTGTTAAACCGTCTGGCCTCTTCGTTTAATGCCAGCTCACCGTATTTAATGTTTGGCGTCACGTTAAAAGTAAACGGCTTGTCAGGCGTCAACTTCACGTCATCCGTCAAAGGCTTTACGCCATGGCAGAACAAATCCACCTCAGCCTTACGCCGGCGCACCAAACCCTCAAGGATTTTGCCGTCACCTTTGTTCCACCTCGGCAATTCTTCAACGGCCACTTTGACCGGATCTTCACCGTTGTTCAGCCGACGACGCAATGTACTTTCATGCAGCGCCCCAACACCAACATTAAAAACAAAGCTGATCAACGCACAACGCTGATTGTTGCTGAGCTTGATTCTGATTTGATTGTCAACGGCACGTGCAAAGCGTTCAACATCAGACAGCAGCAAAGCGTCAGCATCGGCTTGGGTGATCTTCAATCCTTCCGTCACACTAGAGCCTGTATGGCCATAACCAATCGTCCAGACACCAGCCGGACATAAATACGCCTCTAGCCTGCAACCCTCCCACTGTTTAATCAAATCAAGGGCTGGCTGTAAATCATGCTCCTGTTGAAAGCCGGCTTGGCTCCATGTCTTAAACCACTGCTGGTCACGGCCAAGAATATGCGGATTAGCCTTATCAATCACAGCTTCTAGTTCAGTCACCGCTGCCATCTGGTGCGGCAAGCCCTTGTAAAACCGAAACAGATCAATCAGCCTGATGTTGTTTTGCGTCATCGGTCCAAGGGGCGTGAATACTCATGGCGCCGCCCAACAAGCGGCTATCACCAGTCTGCAGGTCATCATCAATTTCGTGGTGGATGACAACTGGCAGTGGTGCTTCAGGTTGACTGGCGTGCCAATCGGCTTCAGCGCGATCTAGCCTCGGACCAAGCGTTTTTTCAAACTTATAGTCCCGTGCCGCCTTACGCAGGTAAGCACGCCAATCCTTATGGCCAAACCGCGCTAACCATACCGTCTCCCCGCTTAACGCTTTGGGAAAAGCATCTTCAGCACTTTCATCAGAAGCTGCACCCAAGAGTTTTCACGGACGGGCAGCAAAGCAATAATTTCAGAGCCTGCGGCAATCGCAATGGCAATAACGGCAGCAGTGGTTGGATCCATGAAAGATCAGCGGATAACCCAAGTGTATGAGGATTACTGACGCCTGCCAATAGTCATTTCAATTTGCCTAACCCGACCTTCAAGATCAGCCAACCGCTCTTTTGAATCGTTCTTAAGTTCCTGAATATCAGCAGCAACGGTATTAACAGATTGATCCAACTTCGCAACTTGCATAAATAACCCGCCCAATCCAATAACAGCAGCCGTCAACAACGCCGGCACAGCTTGATTCCATGGGTTAGGAGCTGACGCCGTTACCTCTTCGTGGTGCTCCATTGCAGGGCGTCAACCTGAATCTCATTACATCCTATTCGGTCAACCTTGACGACAAGTTGGACTGATCAGACTCAAATGGATCTGAACCACCCTTACATATTGCGACAGCACGGATATAAAAAATACTGTTTGTTTTGCCTGCGGCCTCAAGAGTTGACTTGACTTTTTGCCAGTTCTCTCGGGTCCGCTCGTCCATCAACCTTGACCTTGACCGCGCATTGGCTTTTTGCCGCGACGACGTGGGCGTGATTGTTGCCCATACCCTTGGCGCGTGGTTTTAGGCGGTCCAGACTTGAACTCAACCTTGGCTGTACCAACCTTGCTTTTAACCGCCATCAGCCTTCTTCGCCATCGCCAGCAGGCTCCACATCATCAGCAGGTACAGGCTGAGGAGGAATAGGAGCGTAAGGGTCAACTGGCCACACGGGATAGTCAGCGCCCGTAATGTATGCGGCCAAAGCCGGCGTGTCCAGCGTTGCGTTGATTTCTGCGTTTTTCTGGCCGGTTGCCAGTCGGATCTCTTCGCGCCAAGCCTTCAGCATCGGATCAGCCGGTTTGCCGTTGTCGGCCTCGCGGATGATGATCCAGTCGGTAGGAGCCAGCAGCGTGTTGGCAGTCGTGCGGGTCTGGGCGACCCACTGGTCAACGAGCTGTGCGTGATCTTTTGGAATCAGCTTGCCTTTGTCGTCATAGCCCCAGTAGAACCGCTGGTCGTAAACCGGAGGGTCGGGCACTTCTTCGATCCCGATGGCGGCGCGTTCTGCAGGCGTGCTCAAGCGCAAAAAATTTGCCGGGTACCGCACGCCCGTCTTGGGGTCCGTGAACGCCACGTCTGGGGCAAGCGGCCTGCCGTCGAGGATGAACACGATACGCCAGCGGTATGGATCTTGGTGTATCCTACCCAGCCCTTTGCCAAAGACTACCGTGCCCAAGACACTTCAGGAAACATGGGCCGAGTTCCGTCTGGAGCGCAGCACCACCGTCCACCCGACCACCATGGCCGCTGATTACAGGCAGGTCAGCAAGTGGATCCAGCGGTGCCCGATCACAGATTTGAACGAGGGGCGCCAGATCATGACGTGGGTGTTGACCCAGCAGCCGGTGAAGGCCAGTCGCCGTGTGGCCATGTACGTCAAATCGCTGTACAGGTGGGCGTCGAGTGAGGACATTGCCTACCTGCCGCGCAATCCGATCAGTACGTTTCGGATGCCCAAGCCACCCCAAGCCGATGAGGAGATCATCGTCATCCCACGCAACGAGGTGGCACTGCTGTTGGCCGCGTTTGAGGCACGGGAGCTGAAGCAGAAATGGTCGCTCTATGCCGAGTTCATGCTGCAGACCGCCATGCGGACCGGCGAGGTGCGGGCGATGCGCTGGGATGACATCAAAGACAGCCGTGTGCTCGTCCACTCGAATTTCACGCTGACCCACGGCCTAAAGAACAGCACCAAGACAAACAAGAAACGCAGTGTGCCGCTGAACGCTCGATGTTTGGAAATCTTGGACGCCGCGCCCCAGCAGGGTGAATACGTCTTCCCCTACAACCGCTATGCGTTCCAGTCGTTCTTTTATGACCGCGCTAAAGAGCTGCACATGGCGGAGCTGACCGCCCACCGTTATCGCCCTTATGACCTGCGCCACACAGCAATCAGCCGGTGGATCGAGGGTGGAATCCCCGTGGCTCAGGCGGCCAAGTGGGCAGGCAACAGTTCAGAAGTGATCTGGAAGCACTACGTCAATGTGACGAAGGAATATGAGATGCCGGTGCTGTGATGACTGACCAAGAAATTATCAATCTGATGTACGAATACGCAGACGCATTTAGTAGCTGCGTTCAGTTCAGCGAGGCCAATCTTATTGCTTTTGCTCGGGCCATTCGTGATTACGTTCCAGAAGGAACGCCAGTAGCAAGGTCTGGTTACGCAGATGAAATGTGGGCTTTTTCTGAAAGTGTAGAAAAATACATGGACTAGAGGTAATGACTACTGGGCTTCAAGCTCATCAGCAAAAGCGTAAAGCGTATGGGCTGAAGTGGGATGATCGAGTTGATCCGCAGCAGCTCGCAGGGCGGCGGCAATCGCGGGCAGGTAGTGCCAGTCATCCGGCTTGCCACTGGCAGCACGG